TGGTGTGGTGAACAAGCGACGTCGAAACTGATGCGACTCCAACGAGAATCGTCCGATTTGGGTTGTAGTTGACTTAGCCATGGTGTGTCTATGATAAGTTTCTGTAAGAAGATCGACATATTATCCGCTCTCTCCTTAGAAGCGGAGATTATCATAATTTTACGCTCTGCATCGTTGAACAATGTCCATAATACAAAGGCTCCCGTAATCCAACTTTTACCTACACCACGGAAAGCCTGTATTTGTAGTCTTTTAGGTCCATGCTGTAGGTAGTCGGCTATTGCATATTGTGCTCTTGTAGGCGGTGGAAGATGTAATTCATGCCATAATGCCTGCAAAAACAGCTTAAAATCTTGTTGTAGTAGTACTAATCTGTTATCCATTATGGTTTAGGCATGTTTTTAAGGCTATCAATCAAGCCTGTGTCATCTAAGCTTTCAAATATAAACTCCATTTGATCTAATCCGCCTTTATACTTAGCTTTCAGCTGTTTAGGCGTTAGGTTGCTATACATCATATCACGTGAAAATCTAGCAAACATAGGCGAAAAAATAATTTTTTCTTGGGGCTTGCTCAATCTGACAGACATTCTTAACACTGGACCAAACGTCTTACGTAGTCTTTGGTGCATAAGTATATCTTTAGCTATCTCAGCTATCTGATCGTTAACAATCTTTGATGAATAGCTCTTGCCAGTAAACTTAGATGTTAAAGCCGGTAGCGTACCGTCCTTATTCATATGAAAGAATAGATCAGCTAGTTCATCAAAGTTCTCAATAGGGTCAGTAGATAAGGGTGACTTACCAACAGCTTGTTGGATTTGACCCATCATACGCTTAACTAGCACTTCTCCTTCTTTTAATCTGTCTGCATACTCAGCTGCAACTGCTTTTCTACCGGCTTCGCCTGATTTAATCTTAGCATTACGTGCCGGTGTAAAAAACTTAGTAAAATGAGCGTATGGATCTCTAGACTTCTTAGGGTCAAAGACACCTAGTACGTCTTTAAAGTATTTTTGATGTAGAACATAGTGTGCTTCTTTCATCACTTCTGTTAGATTACCGGCTGTAAGTTGATCTGTAATTGTACCTGTAACCTGATTAGCTCCGGGGAAAACACCTTTCTTATAAAATACTTCCATTAAATCATACCACTCGTCACTCTGCCATTTTAATCCATCAAATAACTGAGCTCCGATATTTAAAGGTGTAATATGATGCAATTCTAGTCTATGTCCGGGTATATCATACTTTGCAAAGAAGTCTGCAAACTCACTTTCCATAATAGGTTGTAGTAGTTCTTTAACTTTGTTATAGTTACCTTTAGAATAACGCTTACCTATAGAACCAAAGAACTCAGTAATACGTCTATCTTTACTTAGAAACCATTTTTCATAGTCAAATACTCCACCTCTAAAAGCAGCTCTAGAAAATACAGCATTAGCTTCTTCACTTATACCCTTATCTTTTAATGTAGGTATATGCTTACTGCCATCACCCATTACAGTTCTATTAGCTTTTAGTATGTCTATGTGAGACTGAGCCCGAGCTGCCTCATCTGTTCCTTTTCCGGCATCTCTTTGTTTTCTAAGTATGTCAAGAGCACTGGCTTGTGATGCAGCTGCTTCGGCTTCATCTAAATCTTGGAAATCCATTTTAGAAAGTAAGCCTTGTTCTGTTAAAACTTTATCTGTTGACTTACCTGTAATTCTACCAACTTTATCTGCACCTTTTATCATTTCTTCATAGTCAGCGTCGGTAATGCGTTTTGTACCTCGGCTAATACTATTTGCTTCTTCTATAATTCTTTTAGGTATTTTAGCTTTCTTAGCTTTTAAATACATCTTGATAGCTTTACTACCACCACCCATCACTCGACGTGGTAAATAACCAAGCCCAAGTGTAATTAAGTCAAGACTATCAGGTACAAGCATTTCGCCGGCTAGTGCGGCTACCATATGATCTTCTGATAGCCCACCAGTTAGTGCTTTGATTGCTGCTTGTCTTGTACCGTGTATACCGATTGCTTTATCTAGCTTTTCTGGTATAGATAACGCATACTTAAAGAAGTCACCTGTCTTAGCTGCAAATGACTTACTTTGATCGTATTCCTGTCTGTACTGATTGTCAGGTTTTATATTAGTATTTAATAAATAATCTGTCTCAGCATCATACAGGATCTTAGGTTGTTTTTGTTCAATCATTTGTAACTCTTAGGTATAACAATACCAGTACGTTCAGTAAAAGCTTTGTTTACGTCTACTGCTTCTTCTTTAGTTTCAACGTTAGAATCTTCTTCTTGTTTTACTGCTTGTTCATACTGATAATATGTCATGTTTTTACCAAATTTTCTCATCGCATCAGGATGATTAAATTTCTTTTTCTTATCTTCTATTTCTTTTTTCTGCCTTTCTTCAGATATTGTAATAGATAGAGCATCAGTAATATCTCCTATAACTTCTGAGTCTACTTCCTGTAGACCTTTTATCTGTTTAGTTCTAGCTTCTGTATAAGGTTCTAACACACTAGGAAAATCAATTTGAAATATAGGTTTAACATATTTGTTATACATTTCTAGTCCATTAGTTCTCATATAATATAATCTAGGGTTTTCTACTTCTCCTTTATCGTTAAGAAAGACTTGTTTACCATCTTTAAAGTAGACACCCGGTTTAAATCGTTCAGCCATAGCGTATGTGTGTTGAAATTAGTTTTTCTCTGTCTGGCTTATGACCAAACGTAGCTCTCATCCAGTTGAGCCATTCTCTACTACCTTTAGCCTGATTACATCGTCGACACGAGGGTACAACATTCGTTGTTGTATCTGTACCACCTCTACATTTTGGGCGTACGTGGTCGATTGTAAGGTTGTGTAATTCATGAAATTCTCCGCAATAAACGCATTGACAATTAAAGTGCTCTTTGATAGCCCTTCTCCAGAGCCGTTTTGATTCTGAACTTGTCATGGTTATTAAATTGTGTAAATAGTAATCAGGGTTTGGTAGTAATGGGGTCATCGTTTAATTTTAAGTCTGCTTCTTCTGTTAATAGATGGCTTTTGTAATCTGCCACGGGTTTTACTACCCTTATAATGGGCGGCATCCAACCCGTCACGGTTGCCATATGTTTTAAGTTTTCTATTAAGTTTGTTTGCATTAACTCTAATCTCTAGACCTTTTTTAGTTTTATTGTATTTCCGTTGCTGTTTGCGACGTTTTGCCGCTGCTTTCGGATTCTTCTTGTAATACTTAGAAGTTTTGCTTGCCATATACTTTCCTCTTTACAAGAGATGGATCAACAGTAGGTAGAAGTTTGTTTAGCTTATCTAAAGGACTACCATCAAAAGCTACACCTGTAATATCGTTGGTTTTTAGCCAATCGCAAGCTGCTTTTAAATCTTGTGTA